CAATCCCATTACTTAATACAAATAATTTATTTAGATAGAAACCTCCTTCTTCTTGGTCCGGGGACCGCGCTTCTTCTTGTCTGTGCTGAGGTTAACCTCACGAGTATCGGGGTCACCGCCTGCGTCGATAGACACAATGTCAGACACGGACTCGGTATCTGGAGCGCGCGGTGGGCGCGTCATCATCGCAGGCGGTGGCCCCATCATATTCATCAGGGATCCAAAGTCCATGCCCGGTCCGCGCATCTCACGAGGTCCAGACGGCGGGCTTGGGAACGAGGACGCGTTCGGAGCTTGGCCGCCCTGAGACCGCTGAACAGCATCAACCATGTTCTGCATCAGACCGGGGTTCTGCTTCATAACCTGACTCACATTCGGCACAGCCGCCTTAAACATGCTGTTCGTCAAGTGGAACATCATCGCTGAACCGCCAACCATCATAATCAGCTTGACCTCTGGTGCCACCTGAACCTTGGTCTTGTATTTGTTGTACAGCTCCTCAAAAACGCCGTCATAGTCATCGACGTTCTCCATCATATTCTGGGACCAGCCGTTCAGCTCCAGGTCGAACGGATCGAACTTGTCGTTCAGGAACTCGAGACCTGTCACGCATGCAACGAGCATGCGACGCTGAAACTTGATGGACCGCTCAACCTCAATACCGTACGTCATACGCTTGTACTCGGTCCGAATCTCCTCGATGTCCGAATAGATCGTCAGGCGCTGGCTCGAGGAAATACCCTTCTTATTCAGGCGTGAAATCTTGTTCAGCAGATCAGCCTTCTCGTCCTCGATCGTCTTGTATCCCTCGGAGGGCGTCTGAGCGGCGCCGCCAGGCTGGAACCCCTCGCCCTCTTCAGGTCCGTCCTCGTACTCGTCACCGTCCTCACCACCGTCAAACTCCTCCGGCGGCGGTGGAGGAGGGGCGGTCCGCTTTCCAGGATTCATAAACATGTCGAGGCCGTCGTCAGCGGCGGGTGGCGGGTGGGAAGGTCCAGGAGCACGCTTTGCAAATGGGCTCGGCCGGGACGGCTTGGGCTTGAGTGGAATCTTCCTCTCAGGTGGCACAATCGAAATCTCATCCAGCATCTTCGCCTCATCGTCGTTCATACTCATAGTTTGGCCTTCACCAGTCTCGAAAGAAAACTCCATGTCTAAGACTTTTAAAGAAAAGTGCTTGTTGGCTTTAACGCGGTCCGAACTTGACTTGAAAAAAATATCAACTACTTCTAAATGGCATTCAAGTTTGGAAAGATGGTGGTCCATGCACTGATCATCGGTCTCCTGCTGGCGATCCTGGTTCTCCTCGTCCAGGGCCGCGGCGGCTCTACCAGCGCGTACGAGCCGTTCCCCCTGGTCACCACGGCTGGCCCCAACGCCAAGGCCGACCCCAAGAGCATATTCGACCTGAAGATTGGCATGGACTGCGTCCCAGGCCCGTCCGAGAACTCAGCGTACTACACTCAGGGGCTGACCCCAGGTGGCCTGTGCAACTCCGGTGAGTACGTCCGTGATCAGCAGCGCGACTACGCCATCGCGAGCGGCATCGGTGGTTCCCTGCTGGAGGACAAGGATGGTGCTTACATGAATTAAGTGCTCCCTGTTGGAGAATTAAACGAGTAAAAATCTACATATAAAGTAAATGTGTGACACGGAAGTGTACACGATCCGTGTTGATTCAATCGGTGCCAGCTCCAATGCGAGCTTCATCGGTTACATGAACATCCCTTTAAGAAATGTTATCAAGGCAGAGCTCCTTTCGGCGAGCTTTCACGCCAACGCAAATACTCCTGTGACTTCATCAGGGTATTATATCAATATCAATGAACTCACATCAAAGTTCAATGACAAGACGTACCTTCAGTATTCAATTAACGGTTCAAAAGAAGGTGCGAATCCGTCTATTACCACCTCGAACGTCGGTCAGCTCGCAAGCTCTCTCGTGTTCATCCCACTCGACGATAACGCCACGTCGTCCCACCGGACGATCTTTACTACAAATTCATATTTCACCGTCGAAGTTCCATACATCGAACCGATCAGACAAATCCAGCAATTCACCGTCAACATCTACACGGCAGGTGGAGGGCAGAACGACTTTATCGGTCCCACATACTTGACATTGAGGATAACATGTTCGAAGCCTAACGTGTGTTTATACCCTGATCGTGCAGGCGTGCCTCTCATGTAAGAATAAAACTCCTAAACTCTATTAGAAATGGACTACGTCGTGTATGTAGATTCCAATAACAGGAATCAAACTTTGTATCCAAATTCAAATACGTATACTCTGTATCTGTCGACCCCAATCCGAAACATCTCGAAGGTTGAGGTCCTTTCGGCCATGTTGCCGAACGTCTTCAGTTCACAGTATCTGACTTTGGATATTAACGAGCTTCGGTCTACTCAGACGCTCGTAGCTTCAGCCCTTGTCACAACGGCAAACTCCTTGGCCGTACCAAATTCCAACGCCTTTTCGGGCGCCTTTGCTTTTGTACCTGTCAAGGCGGCCATCGCCCTCGCATCGAATACGCAAACCTTTTCAAACACGAGCTTCACCTACAACAATGAATTTTACTCTCAAAATTACAAAATTTTTACCGAGTACCCTTCCCGTATCGACAGTCTCGACCGACTGACGATTTCGTGGCGCAACGCCGGGAACGGGTCCCTGTTTTACGACTCGGTCCTCGGGCGTGACCTTGGTCGAAACATGTTTCTGCTTCGTTTTGAAACAATAATGGTACCCGATGAACCGGAAAGACCGGTGAGCCTTCCGGAGCCCGTCCCATGGGACTCTGGTGAAAAGACCAAAATATACATCATTTTTGCAATTGCTTTACTTGGCCTCATTCTCATCGTGTTTTCCAGAAAGTAAATATTAACTCTTACTAGAGATGTGCGATAGCATCACAAACGGAGGGCCCGTATTCGCCGCGGCGGCGGCCTGCTGCCCCCCAGCCAACGTCATCATCGCATCAAATGTCCTGAACACAAACGGAAACGTCCTATGTGGAAATATCATCTCAGGGGACGGGACCTTTACAGGAAACTTATACGTCGCTGGACAAATTGTGGGAAACATCTCTTTCAGTTCAATTAATATTGTAGGGACTGCGAATGTCACGACGCTTCAAGCCGGTACTGTCCAAGGAGGCATCTTCTTCGGAAACGGTTCCGGTCTCTCAAACCTGAATGCGTCAAATCTGAGCGGATCAGCAAACTTGACGAATCTTTACGTTAGTAATTCCGTCACAACAACTAACATATTTTTTAACAACGCAATTTTGCCTACAAATTTGCCAATTCTCAGCACGGCCCAGGGGACCTGGGGTTCCAGTGCCAACGTTTCACAGGTGACCGTGGATCAGTATGGTCGCGTCTCCGCAGCGGCGAATGTGGGCATCCTATCGTCACAATGGTCTACTATAAACGGTAATGTAGCTTATCAGAACGGCGTGTCCATAGGAACTCTGAGTAACCCACCCCCGGGTTCGAACCTCTATGTCTTGGGAACGGCGAACATAGACACCTTGAACGTGACGACCCTCTTTGCAAAATCTGCAATCGTTTTCGGATCTCAAACACTCAATGTTCTCGGAACATCCAACCTCAATATTGTGACGGGACAAGCGTATTACGGAAACGGGTCTGGTCTGTCGAACCTGAACGCCTCGAACCTCGCATTTGGGATTGTCAATAGCGCTCTCATCTACGGCAATACGCTTAGTAACATCAGTGCCTCAAATATTGTTGGGTCGATTCCCTCGACAGTTTTGGGGAACACACTCAGTAACCTGAACGCCTCGAACCTCGCATTTGGGGTCGTTGATAGTTCCCTCATTTATGGAAACACCCTGAGCAACATTCAAGCGTCCAACATCTCGGGACTCGTGACCGTCACGGGGAACACACTCAGTAACCTGAACGCCTCGAACCTCGGATTTGGGATTGTCAATAGCGCTCTCATCTACGGCAACACCCTGAGCAATATACAGGCTTCGAATATAGTTCAGCCTTTTGGAAATTTGGTCGTATCAAACAGTGTAACAACGACCAATCTCATAGCGGGAGGTTACGTTGTAACCCCCCTAGCCAACGTAGGGACTCTCAACGTTATTTCAGTCTCCAACCTCGCAAGCCTCACGACCAATCTCACAGCGGGAGGTTATGTTGTAACCCCCCTAGCCAACGTAGGAACTCTCAACGTCTCTTCACTCGCTACGACTGGGAACTTGAGCGTCTCTGGAAACATCATACCGGTGACCCAGGGAAACACATACGTCCAGGGGAACGTGGTGGTCTCAGGTAACGTCTACACGAGTCTAGGAGAGCTCGGTGTGGGTGGTGGGTTCTATTTGAGCCTTCCAACGAACATTGCCGTTCAGCCGGGATACAACGGTCCAATTTATGGCGCGGCGTATCCCTTGAGTGTTGGACTCTCGAACGGGTTCACGATCAACGGCACAAGCACACTCATCGCCATCACGCCGAACGGAAACTTCAAGTTTTCTCGCACCGGTCCTTACATTTTGAACGCCGTGTTTAACAGTTCAGACAATATCACGGGCCTTGCAGTCGGATCCAACGTCGCCGACATACACGGGCAGGACCAAGGATACCTGTACCGCTACACAACCTTCGTGTCCCAGAACCCCACAGAGGTCATCGAGATTCCAATCAACGTCACGGACCCGACATTATATTACTACCTAGACCTGTTCAAGGTGGATGAGGGCACAATTTACGCTTCAACTACAGGAACTGGTGGAACATACCTAACCATAACACCCTTGACGGGTGGTGGGCTCGCGACTGGTGGACCTGGAGGAACCCCTGGAACGCAGTGGATTTCTTCAGGGGCGAATATTTACTTTCCAAATTCAGTTGGGATAGGGGCGGTCAATCCTGCTTATAACCTAGACGTGACCACCGGTACGACAGGGACTGAGAGGCTTGTGACGTCTAATATCTCTTCACTCGGTGTTCATGGACCTTTTTTGAACATTACATCAAATGTCATAATCCAAAGCAATTTGGCGGTCGGTGGTGGAATTGCCACACCACCACCCTATGCCCTTTACGTCACCGGTCAAGGGTACTTTTCACAACACGTGTCGTATGACAACTTTTCAGGGTACAGAAATCGGTTGATCAACGGTACGTTCCGCATAGCATACAGAGCAAACACAATCACCGTAGCAAACACATCCTCATTTTCACTTTCAAATTCATGGGTCATGGATCGGTGGCACATTGATGCCGGAAACTTGAGCACATCCAACGTGTCAATGAAGGCGAAGCAAGATTCACCCGTGGGCCCCTCTAACGGATTCTCAAACTGTTCTAACGTCTACGTCGTACGGGCGATGGGTGGGGTGACCGATAACACATGGATATGTCCGTTGGTCCAGACATGTGAAGGGTCTGGTACATATGACTTGCGTTTTGGCCAACCAACTGCCAAACCAATGGTTCTTTCTTTTTATGCAAATACGACAACTGTAGGGACCTACTCGGTGGTTCTTAGATCCAAGGTGGACAACACGTACTTTGCAAATCTCGTGACCATGACAAACTCTTGGAACAGATACGTCGTCTATGTACCACCATGCACCATTGGAACATGGGGCACAGGGACTGCAGGCTCTGTAGAGGTGTGTCTCCTGGGTGTATCGTGGGGCACTGGACGAGCGAACGTAGCGCTAACAACCAACTGGACAGCCAGTCCGGGATACGCACCGGTGGCTGTGACGGGTGCGACCCCATGGCCCCAAACCGCGGGAACGTTTATACAGGTAACGGGTGTTCAGTTGGAGCTCGGGACGATCACGACTCCTTTTGAAATTCGCATATTATCCGAGACGATTCGGTTCTGCCAACGATACTACGAGACCAATACGGACATTCAATACGCAGCGGCTCTCGGATCCGGTCGTGTCAATAGTATACCTTTTGTAGTGACGAAACGTGATCACGCGAACGTCACGGTCTTTAGGGATTTGTCCAACTTGACGGCAAATACGAACGTGAGCCAATTTGTTGCTTATTACGGAGACGGGACACTCAAGGGGACCCAGGCAATCAACTCGTACCTGAGGTCAGAGTATGGGTTCTCTTTCAATTTTACAAATACTGGTTCAAAATTCATGGACGCCTCAATCATGGAGGCTCAGTTTGTGTGGCAAGCGGACGCCGAGATCTACTGATTCGGCGGGATGTCTGAAATTTATTAGATGAGCTTCTCACGCTCAGGGAGCACGGCTCCAGTTTTTTCGTTCCCATCGGGTTCGGAACGTTCACCGATGCAGTACTCATTTTAACGCGGGGATGGCGGGCTCTTGTCGAACGTCAAAGACATCTGATATTTCCGGACCTTTTTTTTGCTCCGTAAATACCAGATGGGCTACAGTAATATCGCTGGAGACCTGAATGTTTACACATCCACGTCAACGAGTACACTTACGGTCAGGAACGATACGACACTTCTTGGAAACTTGACAGCCACCGCCGGGTTCCACACTTTTGGAAACGTCGCCGCCGGTAATCTCGTAGTCACGGGAAATTTCACAGTCACGGCCACAAACACACAGGTTTCAAATGCCCTGAGTATCAACAATGCAGGTACTTCAACGGCACTCAAGGTGGTCCAGTACGAGGGTGGTGGGCCAGGTCATGTACAAAATGTCGCCGAGTTTTGGGATTTCCATACTTTGGCCATGGTCATCGACGCTGAGGGAAATGTTGGTATTCATACAACGTCAAGTCCGAACTATTCACTGACTGTGGGTGATGGCGCGTACATAACAAACCTGACCCTTGCCAATCCTCTTCAGATTTCATCGGGTGGTACGGGTGCAACGACCTCAGCACCCAACTTTGTGTTTGCAGGACCATTCATTGGGTCAGCGGCCCCTCCTTCATTTCGGGCCCTTGTGAACACCGACTTGCCTTCATACATTTCCGTGTCCAACATATCGGCGAATGGATCGGCCCTTTCCTCCTTGACCGGTGCTAACGTCACGGGTAACGTGGATCAGGCGACGCTCGCCCTGGTCGTGTCACAAGCTTCTCAACCCAACATCACGAGCGTGGGGACGTTAACGGGCCTGACCGTTTCCGGTATTTTGTCGGCGGGTTTGTACGTGGGAAACG